GAGCGTGATTTCCTGCGTGCCGCTTGTTCCGAACACCACGGCGGCGAAGCTCGCGCCAGTGATCGTGTGCGCTGTGCCAGAGCCGTATTTTGCAATGGCGTCCACCGCGAGAAGACTTGGCGCAGCGGGCTGCCACCCCGAAGGTGTGACGATGCTTCCAGCAGAGATGGTGTTGCCTGCATTGACGTTTGCCTCCCACGCGGGATAAACGACGCTGACATGCGTTGAGTCAACAATCGCATCAACGAGGAAGAATAATCCATCGGTCATGAACAGCGGCTCGCCAACTGCCATCCAGCTCGTGTTCTCGACTTCGACGGTGACTGGCGTTGTGCCATCAGCAGGCGGAATGATGAAATCGTCGGTCGTGAAAGTGAAGGCACTGACGCCATTGGTTCCTGGTGCGCCTGGGTCGCCGTCCAAACCTGGGGTGCCAGGAATGTTGACGACTTCGGGTTCGTTGTTGCACGGGACGCAGCAGGATTCGAGCGATAACATAAAAGCCTTTTGTTAAGGTTGTCTCAGATTGCGCCTTCCAGTAACGTCCGTCAATGGCTTCCGCTGCATTTGAGAAATACGACCTCGACTGGCCCGCTGGCACAACGGCGCTGGAAATCGAACAATATATGATCTGGCAGGGAACGAATCTGTTCACTCACTTCCGAGCCTTGCACTCAATAATCTGGCCAGATGATGAGCACAACAAGTGGAGCGATCTTGCTCTGAAAGAATTCACGGACTGCATGGAGTTCCGAAAGCGCGGCATGGTCGGGTTGCTCGGACCTGGCAGCAGCGGCAAGACATATTACGCGAGCAAATTCGTGCTATCGCATTACTTCGTTTACCCAGAAGAAACGACGATCCTGCTGACGACGACCACGGTGCAGAAGTTGGACCTCGGCATTCTCGGAGAAGTGAAGAAGCTGCACAAACAAGCCAAGGCACGATGGGAAGAACTGCCGGGTGTGGCGCTGGATTACAAACGCTGCATCATCACCGACAGGAGCGAAGACGGCGAAACTCGGGATTTCAGGAACGGCATCATCGGCATCGCGTGCTATAAGGGCGAACACTGGGTCGGTATCGGCCCTTTCGTCGGGATCAAGAACAAGTGGGTATTCCTCGTCGCCGACGAATGCAGCCTCATGGACATCTCGTATCTTCGCGCCACGTCCAACCTGGACAAGAACGAGCGGTTTTTCTTCATCCCGATTGCAAATCCTGTGAACGGTGAGCATTCGCCAATGGGCCAGTCATGCGAGCCTGAGCTTGGTTGGGGTAGCGTGCGCGACATCGCCAAGACGACGATTTGGGAAACCAAGTACGCCAAGGGCAAGTGCATCAATTTCGTCGGCACCGATTCGCCGAATTTCGATGGCAATGGCAAGCATTACCCGTTTCTGATCGACCAAGAGCGCATTGATTCGACGCTCCGTTTCTATGGTCCGCATAGCGAAGAATTTTGCGCGATGTGTTTGGGTGTTATGCGCCCCGGCGAGGACTCGCAGCGCGTGCTGACCAAACAGCTTTGCATGATCCACAAGGCTTTCGAGAAAGCGACGTGGAAAGGCGTGAAACGCACCAAGATTTATTCGATAGATGCGGCGTATGGCGGGGACCGCTGCGTCGGGGGCTGGATCGAATTCGGCGAAGACCCAGACGGACATCAAATCGTGCGCGTGGAGAAGCCGCACGTCATCAAGATCGGTATGAAGCGCGGCGCGGAGCCGGAGGATGAAATTGCGGAGCATGTGCGCGATGATTGTCTGCGCGAAGCTATTCCGGTCGAGAACATCTTCTACGATTCAACCGGACGCGGCACCTTGGGCGCAGCTTTTGCCCGCGTGTTCGGAAATGTCATACCCGTTCCCTGTGAATTTGGAGGACGACCATCAACGAGGCCGGTACGTCTGGACCTTTACATCGTGGACGCGACGAATCAGCGCAGATTGAAGCGTTGCGACGAGGAATATCAAAAGCGCGTGAGCGAATTCTGGTTTGCGGTGCGTTGGCTGGTTGAAAGCGAGCAGTTGCGTGAATTGCCAGAATCGGTCGCCAACGAGTTTTACATGCGTGAATGGGGATACGTCGGCAACAACAAACGCGACGTGGAGCCGAAGGAGAAAACCAAGCAACGCCTCGGTCGCTCGCCTGACGAAGCCGACTGGCTGGCCACGGCAGTCGAAGGCGCGCGCCAACGCGGTCTGCAAATCCAAAAACTCGGCGCTGACAAGTTCACCGAAGGCGGCGGAAAATCGTGGCTCGCGGACCTGAACGCACGTCATTACAAACTCATTCAGTCCATGCGCCTGAAAACTGCTGCTTGATAAAGCCCGCGAAAGAGCGGATAAGGCGTTTGTGCCTTTACGAAATTTGACCACAGTCCCGCCCGGTGGATGGATTTTGTCTCAAACACTTCCTGATGGCACCGTTAAGTCGTGGAAATCTATGGGCCTTGTGTGGGAACTCGCAAGAAACATTGCTGATTTCCGGGCCGGCAATGGGCTACCAAGAGCGACACCCAAAGAAGCACTTCACGACATCGAGGAAGCCACCTGCGTCCGGCTGCACAACGATCCGGCGTGGTGTCAAACTCAAAAAAAAACGGGAGTTCGGGCAGCAATCGACCACCAGTCAAAAAGCCTTGTAAAACATGCGGCGGTAGGCGGTAGGATTCTCGTGGACTGGCTTGGGAGCGGAGCCAAGCCAGTGGACATTGCGATTGCACAGAAGCGAGCCAACGTGTGTCTGAGCGGAGCGCCAGAAGGTAAACCATGCCCGCACAATCGAGATGGTCATGCGCTGCTGCAACTGACAGCGAGTACGGTCCGTGCAATCGCCGAGCAGATGAATGTAAGAGAGCATCTAAGGTTGCGTGTTGAGGGCGAAGAAAACATTCATTCGTGCGCCCTTTGTCGATGCCCCCTAAAGCTCAAGATTCATGTGCCAATCGAAACAATTTTAGCGCACACTGACGATGAAACCCTGATGGCTATGCCCAGCTATTGCTGGATGCAAACCGAAAAACAAACTCTATGACACCACTCCTCGTAATTCTACCCACCCATCTTGGTGATGCCGATAACGCCGAAATTCTGCTCCGTTGGATTGCTGAGCTTAAAAACGTCGAGGCACACTCATTGCTTATTGCGGCTGATTCCGAAGTTCCTCAAGAGCGCATCAAATCCATGCTCTCAATTGTGCGTCCGACATTCCATTCCGTTCAGGCTATGGTGATTCAAACTGGCGCAAAAGGATGGCCACTTGCCGCGAATTTAACTTTCCGAGCAGCAGCTAGACAAGTTTACGAGTTATACAGAATGAATTGGCTCTTGCTAGAGCCGGACAGCGTGCCCTTGCGTGCGGACTGGCTCAATGCTCTGGCCGACGAATACGCGAAGTCGCCAAAGCCATTCATGGGGTCACTGATGGACAATGAATCGGCGGCGGAAGGCTTGCCGAAGAAATATCTCTCAGCCATTGCGATATACCCGCAGAACGCATACGTTCGCTTAGGCGAGCTGTGGAAAGATGCGCGATTCACTGGGCCGGTGAAGCCGGCGAAGATGGGCGTGGCGCAGTTCCAAAGCACGGTGCGGGCGTACGATATGATCGCGGCGGAATTCCTCGTGCCGAGAGCGCAGCACACGAATCTAATTCACTCACACTGGGGACCGGATTACAACACACCGCCGTTGTTCGTGCCGCAACGCACCGAAGCCAGCCCGCCGAACGCGGTTACGGTGGACTTCATCAAAAAGGACGCAGTGCTGTTCCACCGCGTCAAAGCCATCGAAGATTTCCTCGCGCTCTGGCGCGTGCGAATGGGCTTCAAGGAAGCATTGGCTGCTGAGACAGGAAAAGGATTGGAACGCACCGTTATCACACCGGAAATGGTGAAGGAACTTGCGGCTACATCTTCTGAATTGCCAAAGATCGAATCGCCTGCCGCACCTCCCAAACGACGCGGCAACCCGAATTGGCAAAAGAAACAACGCGAGCCGATGGCTATGATATGAGTGCCAGCGCCGCCAAGGTATCTGAAATTGTAAATGATATGAAGCGCGCGGACGAGTACCGCGCTCCGAATCGCGCTCTCATTCAAAAACAGATGAACGGGGAGGCTCCGCTCACTGACCAGCAGATGCGGGAAAATAAAATCGAGGTCAATTTCAACACCAAAACCGGCACAAATCTTCTCGCGCAGGCAAACCGCCAGTGGTGCAATGCCTTCCTCAAGACCGCCCAGTACTTCCATGTCACGGTGGAAGACGCTCCAGTGGACAAGTCGATGGAATGGAGTCAAAAGATAACGAAAGAGGCGAACCGACCGCTCAAACGCAGCCGCGATTATTACCAACTCGTGCGTGAGACAGGCGCGGGTGTGATGCTGACCGGCGTGGGCGCAAAGATGTGGACGCCGTTCGACGATTGCTGGTGCCCGTACTTCATCGCCATCGAAGATTTGCTGGTCCCGACCGATACGCTGGTGCGAATGGACATGAATCATTTCGCGGCACGTCGTCAGATGACGTACTGGGAGCTTTACAGCAAAACGCTCAAGAAAGGCGACAACATCGACCCAGGATGGGCCAAGGGCGTCGTACGGAACATGCTTAATTCAATCAAGGGCAAGACCGTGAGCGACCAGCAATGGGACTGGATAAACAGTCCTGAAAAAATGGCCGAGCTTTACAAGCAAGACGCAACTTACTGGCAGAGCGATGCCGTGCCGAAAATTCACCTATGGGACTTCTTTAGCCGTGACGACGAATCCGGCGAATGGAACCTGCAAATTATCCCTGACGAGAATTGGACAGCTACCTATGGGACGGCGAATGAACCGCTCGCGTTCGTGTACGACAGCAAGAATCCCGTAGCTGATACGCTGGACAAAATTCTGCACTGTCAGTTCGGAGATGGTTCTGTGAAATCCCCGTTCTTTTACCACAGCGTTCGGTCGCTGGCATGGATGCTCTTTGATTTGTGCCAGGTGCAAGACCTGACCATCTGCCGTTTTATCGGCAAGGTTTTCGAGGACATGCTGCTGCTGATGCGCGTCCAAGACCCGGCAGACAAGGCGGCGGTGGACAAGATTCATTTCGGACTGCGCTACGGCTTGTTGCCTGAAGGCGTCGGATTCGTCACGCGCGACCAGCGTTACCAGTTCGACCCGCAACTGAGTCAGATGCTTTTCGCGCAACTCAAGCAGCATATGGGCGAGAGCGCGTCGAGCTACACCCAGGACATCGACAGCGGCACGGAAAAAGAGAGGACGAAATTCGAGGTGCAGGCGCTCCTAGCGCAGACCAGCGCATTGCTCAGTTCGCTGCTTAACAACGCCTATATCCAGGCGGAATTTGAGTACCGCGAGATTTGCCGTCGCCTGTGCTTGAAGGGAACTCGCAATGAGGACGCGAAGATGTTCCAGAAGCGGTGCAAGGAAGCCGGGATTCCAGAGAAATACTTGGACGTTGAGCGATGGGAAATTCGCTCCGAAACCGTCATGGGCGGCGGTTCCAAGCAGCTCGAACTTGCGGCGGCAGACAAGCTAATGAGCGTGCGACAGTTCATGGAGCCGACCGCGCAGCAACGCACCCTGCACAAGCTCGTGCTCGCGGTGACAGACAGCGCGGCGGAAGCCGACCAGCTCGCACCAATCAAACCCGACCGCATCACCGACACCGTTTTCGATGCCGCCCTCGCGTGGGGAACCTTGATGACCGGGGTGCCGATGCCCGTGAAGGAAGGCGATTCACACCGCGAAGTCATCGAGACTTTGCTTCGGATGATGGACATGAAGGTGCAGCAGATTGAGCAGAGCGGTGGAGTCGGCACACCGCAAGATGTGATAGGGCTGACCAATGCAGCGGCTTACGTGAAACAACATATTGCTTTGCTTGCTCAGGATGAAGCGGAGGCTCAACGAGTAAAGCAGTATGGCGATTTCCTCGGTAAGCTGGGCAATAGCGTGAAGGCGTTCGCGCAGCGCCAAGAGGAAATGGCCGCGCAACAGAACGGGCATTTGGATGCCGAAACACAGGCGAAAATTCAAGGCCAAGCCGCGATTGCAGAACAAAAAGTGCGCTCGAAACAGGTCGCCGACGAACAGAAGCTCATGCAGAAAGAGCGGGCGTTCCGCCAAAAGCAGGCGCACGAGATGGAGAAGACCCGCGCCGATGTGTTCGTGGCCGGCATGGAAGGCGTTGCCGAAACCGCAGCGCAGCACGCTAAGACTCAGGCTGAGGTGCGGGCGATTGAGAAGAAAGCGGAGGCGGAAGCAAAGGCAGCGGCAAAGAAAGCCGCGAAAACCCCTGCATCCGAATAAAACAGCCGCTCGCAACTTCGCGAGCGGCGTAACCATAGGACACAATGCACCAAACGATGCAGGGCCACGATACGATTTTCCATTGACGAGCGCAACGGAATTTGCCACGCTCGCGGCATGTTCTTGGGATTCTCAGTTGTCCGCTTCGTCTCAAGTTCTCCCAAGAACTCCGGCTTCCCACCGGCTCTCCTGCGGAGCGGACAACTGACGATCTTTTCGCGGCAATGCGACATGGTAAATCCAATAGACCGATGGATTGATCTCAACCCGTTGGTCGCAGCATCGGTGTTACAAACCCGCATTCGCCGGGCTGAATCGCCTGGGCAACCGCGAAAAACCTTAGCATGAGCGAAGAAACGCCAGTCGTAGATTGCCACCTGTGCAAAGACCTTGAGTTCGCGCGAAACCTCGCGACTCAGATGAAGGAAGGTTACGGCAGACACAACTCGAATCGGTCATTTCGTGACAATCCATCTATGAGATACACTGGCATGGTTCGGTATGCGGGTGTGGATTTGGCGCACGGGCCAGACCAAATGGCCTACGCTTGGATGGAGAACCAACAAGCCCGCGTCATTGGCCGACTCGGGGACCATGCGATGCGCGAACGCTGGCAGGATTGCGAGATTGGCGATGCGGTGCCAGAGAGCAAAATGCAAGGAGCAGAATTCGCCAATGGAACGCATGGAGTTCGGTTCATAGAATTTCGTATCCAACCACGAGAATCGAGTATTTTTGAGCGCGTCTGCACTCGAATGCGCTCCGCTGATGGCATTTGGCGCGACGAATATCTCTGGAAACGAATCTCATGACCAACCACGACCTCACCGGAGCCGTCCACGCGCTGCTTTTGACCCGCACGCGCGTGTCCGTGGCCTGGTGTACTGTCGAGCGCGACTGGCCACCGGAGCGTTGGCCAGCGACGCTGACCGGCCTGCGGCCCATGCTGGTCGGGTGCGTGAGCTTCGCCAACGCGGGCAAGTTCGTGAGCGCGGGCGTCGGTAGATTCGGTCTATCGTAGCGGACGCCGCCGATGGCGAATGATTTTGCCTCTGATGCGAGCCGGTTCGATTCCGGCGCGGTCCATCACGGGCCGGTCTGGACGACACCAACGCTACGGCGACGTGGGCACGTACCGCACCGGGTTCAATTCCCGGCAGAGGCTCCTTTAGCACCCCCGGCTTGGGCTTTTGCCCGCGAGACGCCAATCCAATGATCGGAGGTGATGTGGAATGGACGCCAACGGTCGAAGACACCTTGCGGATGGCTCGTGGATATAACTTTAGCGAGCACGACGAGCCTGCTTATGCGGGCCGGAGTGGGCAACGTCTAGCGATCCCTTCGACGTGCTCGCATTCGCTTTAGCGGCCCCGGCTCAGGCGTTGCCCGCGACATGCGCAGGGCCGCTGATTTTGCTCTGTCGTCGGAGTAATCCGGCTTGGGCGCACGTGCCGCATCGCCCCGCGAGAGCGGTCCTGAAATAAACGCACGGACAGAGCAAAAACCCCTTGCGCCGCTCGCGCCGGTTCGGTAGGATTCGCGTTGGCTTCCAAAGAGCCAGAAGCATGTTACGATAATTTGCCGCCGGCTCCTGGTGGTGACGGTTTCCCACCATTCGCCGGCACACTTTGGCACCAGTCCGGCGGCACTTCCTTTAGGGTCACTTGTACGCGAAAATCTTTGCCGCCGTATTTGAGGGATCAATGCGAGGCCAACCGGATGTTTTGCTGGTTTGGTTCAATTTGTTGGCTCATGCGCCTTCCGGGGTGAGTGATCGCACACTTCGCACGATCTCAGAGGAGACCGGCCTATCTCAGCAGCGCGTGAGAAAAGCTATAGAAATCCTAGAAGCACCTGACACAGAGTCACGTACACCAGACGAACAAGGCCGAAGGATTGTCCGGTTAGACGAACACAGGAGTTGGGGATGGAGAATTGTGAATTGGGAGTACTACCGAAATCTGCTTTCTGAGGCCGATAAACGTGCGAAAGATGCTGAGCGCCAACGGCGTCACAGAATGTCACAAGCCTCCGTGACAGGCTGTGACGAACTTGGACGCGATGTGACACCTGCTTCTGCTTCTGCTTCTGTACAGGGGAAGGGGATGCAAGGGGAAGGGGAACTAACTTTTGAGCAAGCAATGGATCGTGTGCCAATTCAGCTTCGGGAACAGGTCAAACCGGATTTTGCCCGTATGGTGTTTGATGCATGGGACGGTCGGGATGGAAAAGACGCTTCCGGTGTGCAGGTTCGATTTGAAAAGCATCTTAGAAAGCGATGGAACGCCGAAGGCGAGCAGTGGGCGAATAACTGCCATCAGACTCAAAGGAAGGCCAAAGAAAGCAAATCTTCCGTGGATTCGACCATCAGCCGAGACATCGCGCGTGGATCACGGCGAATGGATAACTTCGATACAACCCTGCCCGACTAATGACAATCCAACACAAATGCAAATTCTGCGGTGCGCCGGTCACGCTAGAAATGGATGATGACGGCGTGGAATACTTCGGCTTGGCTTACTGGAAATCTCTGGCCGCTTGTAATCGGTGCGCGGATTTCAGGGAAAAGAAACGCGCTCTTGAGGGCCAGTTGGTCGAATACGCTACCAATTGGAATCGGCACAAGTTGAAGCAAATCATTCTCAAAGCCGCCGACATGGAAAACCTGATGGAATCCATCGTGAAGGGGACCAAGCGATACGCTGACCTCGTTTGCCGATTCTACCGGCTGCCGTCTGAGTGGAACAAAGATTTTTCTGAGCAGATTTTGGACATGCCTCACAAGGCCATCCAAATCCTGAGATTTTACGAGCGCCAAATTTCGCGCAGACCCGCGACACCATGACCACGCGACCGATAGGCGAATACATCGAAGAACTGAGGCGGGCGGTGATATGAGCATGATCCTAAACCCCGTGTGGCCCGCGTGCCCGCCGATCTGCGAGACCGCACACCTCCCGAGCCTGAAAACTTTGCCAGAACTGATGCTGTGGCTCTCGAAGAACGGGCCGGGATGTTATGTCTCCAGAATGTACCAATGTTCTGATTGCGGCTATTGGCACGCAGAGATTTCTCCAAGAGACCCGAGCGGCGATTCCAGCGGGTGCGGGCGTTCTCACAAAACTTGACGAGTGTTTGTGATTCATTCACAATTTCAACGTGCAACAGGCGAAACCAATCTTCGTCGCTTCGGAATGCCGAAAGGCTACACTCAGCTTCCCGCTGGACTGTTGCACACCGGAGCGACGGAATTTTTCAACGTGCAACAGATATGCTATCCGAAGAACACAAACGCAAAATTGGCGAAGCAAATAGAGGCAAAAGAAACGGGCAGTGGAAAGGCAACGAGGCCACCGTTAATTGCGCCAGAGGACGAGCACGTAAACTATACTCGACAGAAGGCGGGTGCGAAGATTGCGGAAATCCAAAAGCAGAACGGCACCATAAAGATGGCAACCCGTTCAATAATGCTCCAAACAACATTGCGATTTTGTGTACTAGATGCCACATGAAACGTGATGGACGACTGGATGCGCTCATTTTACGGATGAAAAAAAGAAAAGGCATCTTCTCATATTCAAATTGCCCTATTTGCTCAAAGTTAATCCGCAGAAAATCCAAGGGAATTTGCAGCACATGCAGGATGAGAAAATTACGGAAGGAAAACCCTGTTGTAAGAGCCAATTTGAAACTCACATTTCCACAAGCTCAAGAAATTAGAGTTCGGTTCAAAAACGGAACCAGTCGCGAACAACTGGTGAAAGATTTTACTATTTCACGGTCTTATCTTGTGGATGTCTTATTGAATCGCTGCTGGAATCCGAAGATGTATTCGGCGGACGGAACGAAAATTCCGGGAGCACCGTTACGATCAGAACTCCGCCGCTCGCACCGGCACGACGAGCCATGAGCAACGAAGAACTCCAGTCCATGCTCAAGAAGCACGTCGCGGCTCTGTCTGAACACTGCGAAAGTGTCAGAATCTTTGTCACGGTGCCGACCGAAGACGGATCGCAGAACACCAAGGCTGCCGATGATGGCGCTGGAAATTTCTACGCGCAATATGGACAGATAACCGAATGGCTGGACATTCAGCGCGAGTACCAGCGCGTCTGGGCGCGAGACCACGCCAAGAGCGACGAGCCATGACGCGCGAGCGGAAAATCACGCGGCGACTCCCGGCGTTCCCGCATCTGCGGGCGAGGCTGGCGCTCAATCCCGCCTATCCTTGCACCTACGCCTACGCGCAGCCGATCATGTCGCTCAAGAGCACCGCGCCGGCGCCGGGCTACGCGGATTGGAAAAAGCAATTCAAGCGCAGGAAGGCCGCATGACCCTCGACCACGGCACAATCCCGACTGGGCACAAGACCGCCCGCGTGCGCGGCTGGCGCGTGACGCTCCTGCGCTGGCTGGCCAAGAATCGCCGCACGTTTTCGGCGCAAGACCTTGCTGCGGTCGTGAACAAAGTTTCGGCGGGCGCGATGAGCATGGCGCAGGCGCGGGCCATGTGCGCTTCGTATGTTCGCAAGGGCGAGTTGCGCCAAGTGCGGAAGGGCATCGGCGGGCCGAATAGCGTGGAAGGGATTTACGCCAGAAACTACGCGAGCGATTCCGCTTGACGGGGCGCGTGGCCTATGCGAAACGTGACTCGGAAATTCGAGTATCGGAATTAGATTTTGGTTTCGTCGCGGCCTCACCATGAGGCATTCCCTTACTCGGATTTCCACGCGACGAAATCTTTTTATGAGCGATACTGAAACACTTCCAGCGGTCCAGCAAACCGAAGGCGGAAACGTCGAGTTGACCGCCATCATCCCTGAAGAATTCCAACTCTGCCAAAACGCGCTGATCGACTGGTGCAAGCGCAAGATCGCGCTGATGAAACGCGAGCAGGCCGAGAGTGAGGAAAACCTTGAGCACGCAATCAAGAATAAATGGAAAAGCGGCCCGTTCAAACGCGCCGCCGATCTGTTCCGCAAGCGCGCCGAGTTCTACGCGAAGATGCTCTCCGCGCTCGAAGCTGGATATACGATCATTCCGAACATGCCGTTGCAATTGTTCACGGTGCGGACTGATCGGAAATCTGTGCCGTGGAATCTGGTCAGTTACCAATCTCAGATTCCAGATGTCGAAGCAAAAGCACTGCCAGAAGGCGAAGGTAAATGGGTTAATCCAGCGCCGTTTGTGAAAAAAATCATTGACGACGATGGCAAAGGAAACGCAGTTGAGAAATGGACCGCCGACAGCATCAACGAGGAAATTGATTTCCCGGTCATCATGGCCAAGCCGCAGATCATGACTGCGACTTCGCGGGCGATGGCGCTGAACATTTTCGACGAGTTCGGAATTCTGCCAGACAACTCACGCGCTAAGGGCGACCCGATGATTTTGGCGCGAATCATTGATCCGCGTCCGGCGTTTTACTCGCGGCAACGAAAGCGGGTCACGTTCCTGATCGGATGGCATCTCGACACGCGTACTCTGTGACCAGCTCGCGAGCAAAGGCTACTGAATGAGCACCGACGCGACACAAGAAGCGCCAACCGCCGAATCATTCGTGCGCCGGGCAATGACGGCTGATCGCGAGCAACTCAAAGCCCTGTTTGCCGAGGCACTGGGACGCGCCACCGCGCTCACGCAGGAGAACCAGAGATTGCGGGAGCGCCTGCAATGGTTCCAAGACAACGGCGGCTCTTATCCCGAGCAATTGGAGAACGAACTGGATTCGGTCAAAGCGCAAAACGACCGGATTCGTGCCGCCGTAGAACCGTTGATTGCCGAAGTCAAAAACCTGCGCGACACCCTCTCTGCAAGCTCGCTGGAACTGGACATGCAGGTAGCTGACGGATGGCACGCGCTTATCAAGCCAGTAGAAGCCGCGCTCGAAGGCAAGGAGGGCAACGCGTGAGCGCGAAATATTCAGACTGCTCGGAATCTCAACCACCGTCGTTGAGTCAGATCACCATGCGACGATTAGGTTCCGAACTCGCCGAAGCCAACAGCAAAATCCAACACCTGCTCGATCACTGCAAGGACGCAGAATGCTCCATCTGCGCCGAGATAGTTTGCAAGCATCACGAACCGCTCCATTTTCACCACGACGGATGCCCCGCCTGCGAAAAGGCGATGACTCCAGAACAGATAGGCAACTCATGGCTGGAAAACTCAAGCCTTGAAAAATGGTTCCCGTTAACCGCCGAAGAACTCGCCGCCGCCCGCCGCGACATATCACGACTCACCGAGCAACTCCACCGCGCCAACGCGTACTGGGCCGAGACCGACACGGCTATTCGTAACGCGCTGCGCCCAGTCCTTGGGCCTGCCGTTGACGGCGACAGCTACGGTGTGCCAGGATTGCCGGAGCTTGTAGGGATGCTGGTGAAACAACTGACCGCTGAAAAGCCATGAACAACTGGAAGCAATACAAACGCAAAGGACTCAGCGAAATGAGGCCGTATGCGCCCGGAGAAGACGTATCGAACGTCAGCATCTCTGGACCGGACAAAGAAAACGGTTCTCCAAAGGAAGGCGACATGATCGCAAGAAATCCCAATAACCACGCCGATCAATGGCTAGTGGCCAAGAAATACTTCGAGGACAATCTGGAGGAAGTGCCATGACCATCACGATCACGCGCAAGGATTGGAAGCGGGGCGTTTGTTACGAAGACCCTTGCGGTTGCCTGCTACATCGCGCCATCAAGAGACAATTGGGAAAACGCGCCATCGTTTATCATGGCTTTGTCAGCATCGACAGTCGCTTGCGCGATTATTCCAAGCGCAAACACGAGAAACGCCTGCAAGCCGCGCACCGCGACCCGTCGCTCTTGCCAATCACCATCGTGTTGCGATGACCGATGAAGCACGACTTCTTTTGCGATGGGCCATCAAGGTCTCTGACAAACGCGGAGATTTCAAAACCGCCGATGCAGCACGCGAAACGCTCGACCACGCCAGAAGAAACTTACTTGAAACACATCCGCCGTCTTCAAGAGCAAAACAGGTTGCTGGCCGAATGCTTGTCCGACGAACGACGGATGCGTAAGGAAGCGTATAAATGGTATCAAGACCGACTCAACTCGCGGTTCTGGGGTCTGTTCGATATGATGATGCGCTCAATGAAACGATGAACACACCCCGGACCGAAGACCAGCTCGCCGCCGAGCACGCTTATCGCATGACCGAACGCCTTGGCATTCTCTGCGGCAGCGCCACGCCGACGCCGGAGCAGGAGGCGCTGGCCAGAGCGGAGGCGGACGAGGCGGTGCGAAGGCTCAGGACACCCCCAACTCCCGCGACCGCGCCCTAGACTGTGAATGAAAATCTACTGATCCTCTGTGTCGGACTGCCGCGCTCCGGCAAGAGCACCTGGGCACGGCAACAAAACCTGCCCATCGTCAATCCTGACTCGATCCGGCTGGCGCTGCACGGCCAACGCTTCCAATCCCTCGCCGAGCCTTTTGTCTGGGCCATCGCCACTGTCATGGTGCGGGCTTTGTTCTTGGCCGGCCATGAGCGGATCGTCGTGGATGCCACGCACACGACCAAGAAACGCCGAGAGTTCTGGAAGGACAAAAACTGGCGGTGCGTGTTCAAGGTCATCGACACGTCCAAGGAGATTTGCCTGAAACGCGCCGAAGGCGACGCGGAAATCATTCCGGTCATCGAACGGATGGCCGCGCAGTTTGAACCATTAACCGAAGACGAAGGAAGCCTCTATGCACCATAGCGAACAACTATTCCAACCCTCCGACGCCGCAAGCCGATCCGAAATCGAACGCCAGATACGCGCTCTTGGCCTTGGTGCGACCGGCCAGTTCCCCGGAGGCAAACTCAACAAGGCCGACGACGGCGAAATCAGGATTTCCGTTGGACTGGAAAGCAACAAGGTCATCATCGCGTTCGGAAAGTCGATTCGCTGGATCGGATTCGACGCTACGCAAGCCAGGGAACTCGCCGCGAGCCTAATCAAATTCGCCGACAGCATCGCACCGCCCGCACCCACCCCCGAATGACGCGCCCGCGCCGTGGGTCATGCCGCAACCCTCACGATTTCGGGTAACGTTAACAAGGGAGATTCAGTTCCGCGTGCGCCAGCTTCGGCTCCGGCGCTCGCAACGGCAACACGCCCTGGGCCAGCCGGCGCACTGCGATCTCGCAGTAAGCCTCGGAAATTTCTATCCCGATTGCTTTATATCCGGCTTGCTTTGCTGCCAGTAGGGTTGTGCCGCTACCCATAAAAGGGTCCAATACCGTTCCTTCAGACCATCTGCCGACC